TTAAAACATATTAAAGCATAAAATATATGTTTTATTTAAGAAGACGATGGATATAGAACTCCTGCAACAAGCATTAGAAAATGATGCTAATTTAAATATTATTAATACAAATATTCAAGAAATAAAGCGCAAGAAAAACGAAATATTGCAAGAGCTAGGATTAAAGCGTGACGATTTAAAAAGCTTTCATAAAAAATTAAATGGTTATATGTATGTTGACAACATAAAGGATTTAAAATATGGGCGAAATATACGATGGGTTAATTTAAAAAAAATAGAGCACATTAAAATAACTAATGGATCGATTTTATGCGATATTAAAATACACGACAAAGGAATTGCGCTAGTTTTAAAAGGCTACAATCACAGTTTTATTACGCTATATTTAAATGAAAATATTATATTTCAAAAAATAAATGATGAAGAAAAAATACTCCTTAAAGCAGTTGACTATTTAAACAACCAAAAATAATATACTATTAAAATTGATTATTTAGCTATACTTGTTTTTTTTCATTATTAACAAGTATTAACAAGTATTAACAAGTATTAATGATATGCACACCTTGTGACTATTTAAACATTAAGGTCTTGCCTAACGACGTTGGAGAGATTATATGTGATCACCTTTTTAAAGATTATCAATTTCTCGCAAAACTTAAAACAACGTGTAAGGCGCTATATAAAGCTATTAGTGTATTTGCTATTGCTAAGCAAATGTTGTCTAGCAAACTTGGACAATTTAGTTTTCGCGAATTATGTATAAATGTTGATTGTTATGATGACACTTATGATGTATTTACATTTGTTCATAACTATTATTATAGTCGCTACTTACATTCAAGACAATATGCTTTGAATGCTACGCGTATTATAGTTAATGCGAAATATTATAACTTTAAATCTCATTATTGTTGCGAGTGCTTGAAAAAGTTTGTGTTGGTTGGTGCTAACTCAAATGTAATAGAAAACTATCAAAACTCTGAACAAGTTAATATAATATTTTAATGCAAAAATACATTAAAGACTAAAAAAAATTGATTGTTTTTTTTCGGCATATATTTAATGAGCATAAAATATGGTTCTCGCCTTTTGCGACCTTGGCGATGATGTTATTCAAATTATTATAGGTCAAATAAAACACTATAACTATCTTGCGTTGCTTAAAAGGACGTGTAAAGCTAACTATAATAGCGTTTCAAAGTTGTCAATTGCTAGACTTATGTTGTCTTACAGACTTAGACAATTTTCACCAAAAACATTTTGTATTAATATTAATTGTGCTGATGATACTAAGCAAGTATTTCATAAGCATTATCGCAATGGTTATGAAAGTTACGTTCATATTAAGCAATTTGCCTTAAAACAAACAACAGCCTTAATTAATGAGAAAAAGTATAAGTTTAATACGCATTATTGTGGCGAATGCTTGAAAAAGTTTGTTTTAGTTGGAGACTTGAGAAATGTTAAGCACAATTATGACTATATAGATGAAGTAAATATAACTTATGCAAGATGTAAGTATATATTTATATAATGATTTAAAAAAAATTGATTGTTTTTTCTCTCTTAACAAAATAATTATAATACTGGTGAATATGGAAGTCCAAAATTGCGCCTACGAACCCTCAAATGTTTATAACTCTGATTATGGAAAAATTAACATCACTTCCGTTATTATGTGTTTCCTTATTATTTATAGCACAGCTTTAAGTATTGTGCTAAGTGTAAAACAACTTATTCAAGTTATTAAGGAAGAAGAACTCTTGAATGAAGAAGAAGAAGAGGACGGCATTAAGGAAGTCATCGATAGAGTTGAAGTTCAAACGCAAACAAACGAAGAAAATTATAAAAAGGAAGAAGAAAAGAAAGAAGAAAAGAAAGATGATGAAGAAGAATTGTTGCTTGCCAATTATAATGCTAAAGAAAGAGCATTGGCATTACAAGCAGCATATGAAGAGCGCGCAAAACTTACATTTGAACAATGGCGCGAGGCACATTTAAAATTATTTACTATTAGACAACAAATTTCGAATACTATGCTAAATAAGGATCAGGACTCCTACATCGCGAACCCACACATGTATCGTACCTTTTTGTCAAAGGTACAAGAAGAATATCTTGAAACAAATGAAAAATTAACTCGTTTAGAGGCATTTAATGCTTTGAAAAAAGCAAGAACATTAGATTTGAACCATTATAAACAGTTTATTCATTTATTTAATTCATAACTAAGCAAATGTTGCTATACTTTTTAAAAATTGATTACTTTTTTTCTGCATTTATTATTAGCCCGGAGCAAGGAACAAGAGCACTATGACAAGCAGCATCTGCGATTTAACAACAGACCACGTTTCGTTTTCAGTCGCAAAAGAGCGGATGCAGGAGTTTTTTGAGAAGTTCGTTCCGACCAAGAGAACATACTGTATCAATCCAAACTGCATAGAGGAAACAGAAGGCGCTGTTATGTATATATGGGAGGATCGATCGCTGGACTACGAACACAATGAACGGCAAACAGCGTTGAACATTACAACCATGCGAGTAAACGGAAAACCACATTGGATAAGGTCACATTATTGTTGCGAGTGCTTCAAGAAACATGTTTTGGTTGGTAAAAACAAGAATGTGTCGCAACACTATGGGGGTTATTGTGACGGTGTTCAAGAGGTGGACGTCTACTTTAATAATGAGCCCTGGCCTTCTACGTGGCATAATCGTATTACAGGAGAGGATCATGTGCTCACTGAGCTTCAGGAATATATGTTGGCAACAGACTAACTTGTGCATTGTATGTGCTACAAAAAAATTGATTTTTTTTTCACATTTATTTATAGTTATTAAAAACAACTATGTCAAGCATTTTATCAAGTGACCACGTTTCATTTTCGGTCGCTAGAGAGAGATTGCAGGAGTTTTTTGAGAAGTTTGTTTCGTCCAAGCGACTATACTGTATAAATCCTAACTGTATCAAGGAAACAGAAATGGCAGTAGTACACATATGGGAGGCTCGCTCAAAAACATACAAACACACTGAACGACAACATGCGTTGAATGAAACAACAATGTGGGTTAGTGGAAAGGAATATAGTTTTCGGTCTCATTATTGTTGCGAGTGCTTCAAGAAATATGTTTTGGTAGGAAACAATAAGAATGCATCTCATCGCTATTGGACTTCTTATGACAGACGTCAACAAAATGTGCACGTGATTTTTAATAGAACACCATATCCATCTTCAACATCTTATTATGGAACAGGCACCGTACAACCACTAACCAAGTTTCAAATTAAAATGCTTGGTTATTCGTTGTATGTCTTATAAAAAAATTGATTATATTTTTTTTTATTATTTTTTATTTTAAAAATAATATAAAAACTTAATATAATAATATGAGTTCTGTGAGAAAAATTTCACCTTATTCAACATACCAAGGAAATGAGGGAACATGTTGGGCACATTCAACATCAAGATTAATATCAAGGTTAATAAAAACTCACGTTGTAGGACAACAGGAAGAGGTGTCTGATGAATTTTATGATTCATTTTGGTTTGATGAAGGTGAGATATTAGATGAGTATTATGATACTACTAATTGCAGTAGTGAGCACACTATTTTTCATTGTATTGCTCACGCGCAAGATATTCATGAACGAAAAGGGAAACCATTTAGTATGCATAAATCATTGAATAAAGTTATAAATTGGGAGTCTGAGAATTTATCTGCACTGTTATTTCATTTTATTTTTAATAGTATAAAAAATAAATTCTTATGTGGAGATGACAATAAGTTACCGCGCAGAAAAGAGGCCGCGCCCATATTTTATTTTTTGAAATTAATACGTAGGCATATAACAGATGAAAAAATTAAAGTTATATTAAAATATAATGATTTTAAATTGCCGCCACCACCAATGAATGCATCACCAGAAAAATTAGATGGTGGATGGATGGTTATGAATGCCGGTGACGGTCGGGTGTATTACTTCCATCCTGTTACTAAAAAATGGTCATGGACGCGTCCGGCAGCAGAACATGTGTCTCCTCCTCGCGCACCTCATCCACCCCCGCTTGTGTGGCCGAGTGATGACGACGAGGGTTGGACAGATCTCTCGCTACTACCGCTCTCTACTCCTTCGCTATTGTTGCCGGTAAAGCAATCAAACCTTGGTAGCTATGTTGTCGTCGGCGGTGGATTAATGGTACCAACGTTTCAGAAAGTCCAAGAAAATAAAATTATGTTTTCAAGACTTATTACAAAATTAGCATCAGTATTTGAACTCCTTAGAATATCATTAAAAAAGAAAACTTTAAAAGTAAATATGTTTATGTCAACTGATCTTAATGATTTTATTCAAATAAACGACAAACTTGGGTTCCGAGACTTCGGTTGGAGCGAACCAACAATATGGGATGAAGATAAGAAAAATAATAAAACCCATAAAGGGTATACAACAATAACAACAATATCTAGAAAAGCAAGATGGTTTGAAACAATCTCACGTGTCCTTGAACATGGGTTGTATGTATTACTTAGAATATATGACCATGCTATTTTAATAACTGCTATTAAAGGGGATTTTTTTATTGTAAAAAATTCATGGGGCACAAGTAGAAATTGGACTTTACCAAACGGCAAACAATTTATACTAGATAATAAACTCAGTTTTTTTACTTTAATAGAGCACTCGAGTTATACTAGAGTTGTATTAGTATTTATTGTATTGGAAAGACTTGAAGATAAAATTTTTACAGAAGAGAAACTTCCTAATAAATCTATTATTCATACATTAAAGAAAACAGCAAAACGTTTGTCAGCATGTTTTGGAATGGGGAAAAAAAATAAAACTCAAAAAAAAATCAGAAAATGTTCAAAAAATAATTAATATTATGAGAGAAATTTTATATTAGTTAGTATGTATAAAAAATTGATTTTTTTTTTATATATTATTTTTTGCACTATTAACAAAATAATCAAAGCTTTAAAAATGATGAATGTAAGCAACATCTGCGAGTTACCAAGCGACATTATTTCACTCATTATTAAACAACTCGGCAATTATGAATACACAATTGGTCTAAATATTACTTGTAAGTCGTTGTCTAAGTTAATTTCAAAATTTGCTGTAGCAAAGGAGATGTTTGCTGTGTTGTTTAGTAGATTTAATCCATATGAGTTACAGAGTTATAATCCACATCGTAAGTATATGGCAAGATGTGTAAATGAGCGTTGTAAAGAGGAAACCCTAAATGCGTGTGAATACATATGGGAGGCTCACAATGGGCTTGGTTATGTACACAGGAAACAAGATGCACAAAACACAAATTTAATGGTAATTAATAAGAAAAAATTCTGGTTTCGCTCGCCTTATTGTTGTGAATGCTTTAAAAGACACGTTTTAGTAGGAAACAACAAAAAGGTTGCGCAACATTACGGAAGTTATTGTTATGGAATACAACAAGTAGTTGTAACCTTTAACACAACACAACCCTCTAGTTGGTATGATTGTGCTAGAGATTGGTATGGACCATTAGTGGAGAGACAGGTGCGCCTTTTAAATGGTTATTATGAGCCGTCTTATAGAGAGTGCCCTCTATAAGGGCATTAAATGCTATAACAACATTTTTATAGATGTTGTTATACTTTTTAAAAATTGATTTGTTTTTTTTTCTATTTATTTATAGCCCGGTCAAAAAGAGAGAAGCGAAAAGAGAGAAGAGCAATGATGATGTGCCAAGCTTGCGAGTTCAAGATTTGCGAGCTCAACATTTGCGACTTGCCAAGCGAGCTCATATCGCTCATTGTTGACCGCCTTGGAGACAAAGACTATCTCGTGAGCTTCAAGGAGACGTGTGTGT